ATCATTTGCGACGTTGGAACTAGAACCTTGCCACCCAAGTGGCCGCATTTCTTCTCACTCGCCAATTGATCTTCAAAGTGTACACCGGCAGCACCTGCTTCAATCATTGCTGCCATTAGTTCATATGCGTTCAATGCACCGCCGAAGCCGGCTTCTGCATCAGCTACAATTGGAAGGAAGTAGTCAGTAGAGCCGTTGCCTTCGCTGTGTTCAATTTGATCAGCACGGCGGAAAGCATTGTTGATACCTTTGACCACACGTGGTACCGAGTCCACTGGATACAAGCTCTGATCAGGATAGGTCTGGTTGCTGGTGTTGTTGGCAGCGGCAACTTGCCAGCCACTGAGGTAAATTGCTTTCAATCCAGCTTTGGCATGTTGAACTGCTTGTTGGCCGTTGTAGGCGCCCAATGTGTTGACATACGGCTCGTTTGCCAATAGCTCACGTAGCTTTGCAGCGCCGCGCTTGGCCAGCGTATGTTCAATCTGTACGCTGCCTTGGAGGCGACGAACTGTCTCTGGTGTGTAGTTGCGTTTTTTCATCAATGTCCTTAAAGTTTACAAGCTTCGCAATCAGCATCATCGTCCAACATCTCAATGTTGTTGGGAAGCTCGATTAATTCGTCATCCTTTTGCTTGGCACCCTGTTTGTTGATCAAGCTATAGTAGAAAGTCTTGATGCCCCAGTGGTGTGCCAACATAAGATTCTTGGCGATCAGTGTGGTGGGAACTTTGCGCTCTGGGAAGTGCGCTGGGTTGTAGAAAGTATTAGTCGAAATCGATTGATCTACATAGGCCTGCAACACTGCCGCAGTCTTAAGGTAACCAACGCAATCTTGTTGATTCCACATCAACTGATATTTGTTCTTGAGTTTTTGGTAGTCCGGAACTACCTGTGTGAGCGAACCGGCTTTGCTTTCCTTCACTGTGATCAAGCTCATGGGCATTTCAATACCGTTGGTAGAGTTGATTACTACAGAGCTAGACTCAACTGGGGCAATGGCCATCAGCGTAGCATTACGAACACCCCAGGCTCTCATTTCGGCACGTAGACCTTCCCAGTTCAGCTCGGGTGTGAAGTCTGCAAGCTCGTTTACGCCAGTGGCACGCCTCTCCCAAGGAAATACACCGCGGCCGTACCATGTCTTGTCGCTATCCTTACAGCGGCCACGTTCCTTCGCCAACTCCACTGTGGCTTCAGTGAGATAGAACGCTTGGTGCTCCATCCACGATTTGACCTCCGCCAAAGCATCTTTATCCCCGTACTGGAGACCACGGCGTGCGTGCCAGTAAGCAAGGTTAGTAACACCGATGCCGAGCGGCTGAATTTCGTCATTGCTGAGTTGACTCTGGATTGAGAGAAAGTCTTGGTAGTCCAGAATGTTACAGAGGCTGCGCTGAAGAATACGGCAAGCGCGGCGCATGTCCTCAGGATTACGGAAAGCGCCCCAGTTAATCGAGCCCAAGGTACAAAGGGCAATGCGTCCGTTATCGTCATCAAGCCTTTTAAAAGGTTTGGTAGGTAAGAGGATTTCACAGCAAAGGTTACTTTGGTAAATGGTATGATACTCAGGGTCAAACGGTCCTTGGCCCATGACATTGTCAATGAACACTAGATATATACGACCCGTGTCAGTCCTCTCCTTGAGTATTCCGGATTTGAAGACTTCTTCCGCAGACATAGACTTCTTGCGTAGATCACTTCGTGCCTCATACTTAACATAAAGAGTTTCAAAAAGCGCCGTGTCCCGATAAAATGCCTCGTAAAGGTCGGGGACCTCATTGGGATCAAAGAAAGTGATATTTTCTTTATTTTTAAATCTACGCCAAAAGAAAGAAGATAGCACCACGCCGTAGTCCATGTGTCGGACTCGCGTTTCTTCGGTTCCCTGATTGTTCTTGAGAACAATGAGATCATCGAACTGGTGATGCCATATGGGATAAAAAACTGTAGCACTAGCATTGCGAATACCGCCTTGCGAGCAGCTTCGCAAGTCTCCAAACCATTTCTTTAAAAAGGGAATCATGCCGGTGTGCATGATCTCGCCACCACGAATGGGGCTACCTAACGGGCGCAGGCGTCCAATCTCTAACCCAATGCCAGCTCGCTTGCTGGCATACTTGGCCATCATTTCACCGCTAGCAAAAATGCTATCAAGGTCGTCATCGCTCCGAATAAGAACACAGGATGAAAATTGCTTAGTGGGAGTACCAAGGCCTGCCAACACAGGAGTAGCCAGAGTAAAAAGACCATCACTCGCTGCGTTGTAATATTCTTTGATATAACGCATACGAGCTGAGTTAGGTTCTTCTTTGTGGAACACAGTAGCGGCAGCAACCATGTATCTAACTTGTGGAGTTTCATAGATTTCCTTGGTGGCCCGGTTACGAACAAGGTACTTTTCAATTAGCTGTTCTATGGCAGCATAACTGTATTGCTCGTCCTTGGTATGGTCAAGCATGTCATTCATCTTGTCCCAATCTTCTTCGCTGTACCACTCCAACAATTCGGGTGTATACAAACCTACTTCGATGTTGCGCTTGACAATTTCATACAAGTGCGGTGGCTCGTAACTGCCATACACATCTTTACGCAACATGCTCAGGCGCTGCTTGCCAGCAACATATTGGTAATTTGTGTGTCCAACGTCGGGATTGGATTCAACGTCAATCAAATCAACAATGGCTCTTAGGGTAATACCGTCAATTTCTTGAGTACTAATACCATCATAAAAGTGTAATTGTGCTTTGATCTCAATCATGCTCTGACTTACGTCAGCTATGCCCTGGCAAATTTTAGCTATTTGAGCTTGCCATTTTTCCAATGCCAGCGGCTCTCGGGCACCGCTGCGCTTCAAAACTGTAATCTGTTTCATGTTACCTTAATTGTAGTTTTATAGTCGCTAGATCTACGCTGTGTCGGGGTTTGTTTGTCCCTAGGTTGATATTTACAATCTCATCACTGTCGTAATTCAGTATATATTTCTTTCCTGCAACCAGGACTAAATTGTCGCCATCGACCTCGGCCAATACTGAATCCTGCAAATCATCACGATCCAGCATTGCAATAGTATACATTATTCCCAGCCCTCTTGCAAGGCTGCAATAGATATTGTCGTCCAAGAGCTGCCAGGGATCGGGCCATTCTGCCCGATCATCCCAGTGCAAATGGTAAGCTCGCCAGGGAGTTTGGAACCACCAAGAGTTGATGGAGTGTAGGGTTGTTTCTAAATCAGAAACAGAGGCTTGTTGTCTTAGATGATTCCAAGACGCAAGCCTTTCGGCGAAATTTTGAGGCCACATTAACCAAGTGTTGTAATTGAGTAGTGAATAGATCCGTCAACGCCAGTTGATGTTGCTGTATAACCAACGGTGACTGAACCCGTGTTGTCTGTTACAGTAAGTGTAACGCCAGTAGAAGAGTTTTCTACATAGTCATCAGTATATACAAATCCTGTGCCGCTTGCAACCGTTAATGTACCTGAACGATGTGCAGTATTTCTACGAATAGTATAATCAATTTTAAAGCAAGTGGCCAAGGTGCTACTGACAGTGACCAAGCTAACTGTGTTGTTGTCATCGATGACATCTTCAATGCCTGAACTTCTAGTATATGTTCCCAGATTAAGATTGTTGGCAATAGTTAAGTCTTGCACACCAGCTTGATAAAAAGTAATGCCACGGTTGTTCATGCCCATGGCAATTGCATTGGTGTCATTGAGTTCAATTCTTGGATACAACACACTCTGCGATGTGTTACGTCCAAACATATCACCAACGCTGGCGTTGTTAGAGCCCATGTCAATCACAGCAGTAGCTGGGTTGGCATAACCTTGGAAGTGGTTACCAACGTCATAGAAACTGTTGTAGGCCGAAATGTTCATGCTGACATTGTCAAACACAATGCCTTGGTTATAGATATTGTTGAATCTGTTTTGTGTAATACGAACACCAGTTGGGCCACCGTTGACTGGAGAGATATCTCCCAGTACAATGCCTTGGTGCAAGGTATCAAATACGCTATTGCTGAATGTAACACCTTCAATTTGCTGGTCAGTGTTGGTAGCATAGCTGAAGCCCGAGAACGAGCAGTTGTTGAACGTCACATCTCGGCAAATCAAACTCACAGTAGAACTCCAACGCACAGCAGCAATGTCTTCTGTGGCGGCATTGAGGTCAGCTTGAACCAAGGGGCCTTCAAATGCCACCGCATCAAAGTAACACTGGTTGGCATCTTCCACCAACAATGCATTGTTGTCAACGTTGGTTAAAAATTTAATGCCCGATACTTCAACGTTGCCTGGTGCCGAAGCACCGTTGGTGGTAATGTTGACATCAACTTGTTGTAGACTGTCAGCAGTTCTAACAATGTAACTTGGCAATGCTTCCACTGCCCAGTAAGTTGCATTGCTGATCAATGTACCAATAGGCACAGGGTTTAAACTACGATAATAGCTACCACCGCTGGAAACCAGCACACCCGATGCATAGGCCACTGTGGATGTATGTGGTTGTACATAGAAATAGATTATAGTAGATTCAGCACCTTCGCCATAGAGCTTGGCGTAGGGAGGAATGTCCAAGGTGTCAGTGATTACATAAACACCAGCTGGGAAAAACAAACTGCGACGGATTTGAGGATTGATGTCGCGGCAATAAATTTGATACATTGCACGATTGATGTCAGCAGTGACATCAGTTACACCGTCGCCAGTGGGACCAAAGTCTGTGATAATAGCATAGCTGTCCAGGCGACGTTGCAGACTTTGACTTACTGGGGTGCCCGAAGTTGCACCAGTCTGCACAGCATAACCAGCAGCTTCGCCTTTGTAAGTGTACGCAGTGGCAGCGCCAAGAATGTCAGAAAACTCAGTTAGGATTTCTGTGTTGCCAACTACTGGGGCACCATCTTCCAATGTGCCATTGCCAATGAATAATTGTCGGGTATCTAACGCCCAACCCAATTCGCCGCCGGCTAGCGGTTGTGGAAGATCTACTTCTAAGCCCTTGCGAGCAGTTACTCTTGAAATTTGTACTATTGCCACGGTGTGATTCCTCTGGATCACATATTTAGCGTGTCAAATAGTATAACTCCACTCGTTTCATCCACTCATTGCTCCAGTGCGCGAACTCTGTAGGACCCACTTCAAATTCCAAGTATTCTGGGGTAGAATAGCTGCCATCTGCTAATAGCTTGGGTTGGCAAGCCATTAAAATAACGCCGTCTTGGATGTTGGTGCCATGCATTTCATTGTGTGCAGCAGCATAGGCAGCAAGTTGCAAGAAATAGTCTTCAATCCACTCACGCTTTTTGGGCTTGTTGGTTTGCTTGAAATCCATGATAGCAGGGCGGCCTTTCCACACACCAATCAAGTCTGTGGTGCCTGCGTACAATCCAGAATAGAATAGCGGAACTTCTACACCCCAATATTCGTCCACATGCTGTAGTCCTTTGAGTATGATCTCTGCTGCCATAAACCAGCTGGGGTGAGCGTAAGGGTTACCGGGCAAGGGTTTCATGTCTGCTGACATTACATAGTGTTCCAAGTAGGCGTGCATCCTAGTACCACGATTGGCAGCTTCTGTGGTGATTTCTTGGGCACGTTTTTCGCCTACTGCTTTTTTCCAGTTTGCAAGGGCTTCGCGCTTTTCCTGCGGCTTGGTCTTGTCCAAGATAGTAGTGACACTAGGAACTTTAGAGCCGTCGGGCAAACAATAATGTCTTTTTCCGTCGATAGTTGTTCGGTCAAGGGGTGCATAATTGTAACGTGGTGTTATCATATTTTGTTTACTTCAATTCCGGATGTTTGTAAAAATTTGATGCCGGCATCATTGCGATATGCTTGACCAAAATACACGCGACGAATGCCTGACTGATATATGAGCTTGGCGCACTCAATACATGGGGCGTGAGTAATAAAAATATCAGCGCCAACACCACTGTTGTGACTACGTGCTAGTTTTGCAACAGCATTTGATTCTGCATGTAGTACCTCGGGCTTGGTTTTTAAACGGTAGCGGCCTTTCATTGCATAGCCACTGCTGTCATAATATTCACCTTCAAATGGCCAACGCTGCTGGATCTCTTCGGGATCAAGCCAACCGCCGGCATCGCCCATCCATTCCATGTCCTCGCAGTTGTTGTCCCAGCCTGCGGGCATACCGTTGTAGCCGTAGCTGATAACTGTGTCATCTTTGACTATGACAGCACCAACGTGCAGTCGGCGAGCATGACTGAGTTCGGCAGCCCGCTTGGCCCAGTCCATGTATAGATCAATGTATTTTTGTTTCAAACTCTAAAACTTTCCCCGCATCCACAACGATCACGTTCGTTGGGATTACGGAATTCAAAACCTTCGTTTAATCCATTTCGCACATAGTCAATGACCATGCCATAAAGATAGGGTCTGTGCTTGGGATCAATAAACACCCGTACACCGTTTGAATCATGATGTTCTACACAGTGCGGATGTTCGTGGTCTTGATATTCTAACACATAAGCAAGCCCAGAGCAACCAGTAGTTTTAACACCTACTCGAATGCCCAGACCTGAACCACGTTTTTGGAGTTGTTGCTGTATTTTGCGAGCAGCAATGTCAGTGACTGTGATCATTTATTGTGCCTGTCCAATTACGCAGCCAGGCACGTTGCAGTCGCACAATGTCCGCTGCCAATTCACCTTGTTCGCGCACAAAGTTAGCGGTGTAATCAAACACTGTGGGGTCAGGTAGCTTTACTTTAGCTGTAAGCTCATGCCCCGACCTATCCATGGTTTTGAGTCCGTGTTTACGAGCAAGATGTTGAATCTTTTGATTTTCTGTAATGCAGTGCATGTACAACACTTCGACGCCGTGAGTTTTGCCCCAGGCAATCATGTGGTCCATGAGTTCGTTGGCGATACCACTGCCTTGATATGCTTTTTCCACACTTACCGCCAATTCCCAATCCTCACCTTCGCGGGCTAAGTGTCCAAATCCCACAATGCGATCGTCGGTGTAATAGGTAAAAATATGATGATCATCCTGATGATACAGGATGTTGATAATCATTTGATCGATTGTGGCCGGCGAAGCTGCATAACCAAAACGGGTGTAGCGATCTTCGTCGTTGAGATTTTTCAAATGTTCAGCGTACTCGCGAAGATATTCAATGTGACTGTGTTGTATTTTCATGACGTTTTCTGTAATCTTCTACCGCCGCTTTGATGGCGTCTTCAGCAAGAATACTACAGTGAATCTTAACTGGAGGTAATGCTAGTTCTTCGGCGATTTGGCTGTTTTTGAGTTCTGCAGCTTGGTCAAGAGTTTTTCCCTTGACCCACTCAGTAACGAGGCTACTGGACGCGATCGCACTTCCGCAGCCATACGTTTTAAATTTCGCATCTGTAATAATACCTGTATCATTGTCCACCTTTATCTGTAGTTTCATAACATCTCCACAGGCAGGTGCACCTACCATGCCTGTACCTACACTGGGGTCATCCTTAGCAAAAGTTCCAACATTGCGCGGATTTTCATAATGATCGATAACTTGTTGTGAATAAGCCATAAGAAAACTCCTTAGTAAATTATAAGGTATTTAAATCAAAATGTCTAGAATTTTGGTTAAAGGCCGCGATCTTTACCAGCGGCTTTTTTGGCAGCAGCAGCCACAATGTCCTGTGCTTTGTTTACAGGCATAGCAACATCGGGCGTTTCGGCACCTTTGAATCTCAGTGTAGGCTCGTTGGGATCAACTGGTTCTAACACATTGCTGAGAGGTTCTTGTGCCACTAGGTCTACCAATTGGTCTGGTGTTATGTTGACGCCAAGATTTCGGGCAAGCCCAATGAAAGTGTTTTTATCAATTTGTTTTTGTGCGTCAGTGTCCTGGGCACGACCCGAAAGAAACTGTACCAAGCCCATGAGTGTATCGGGCTTGGGTGTTTCAGGATTTGCAGAAGTGTCAACTTCTACTATACGCATTATCGCTTGGCTCTTCCAAGTGCAGCAGCAGGTGCTTCAGCGCCAGCGTCGGCAGCAGCAGCGTCGAGATCATCGCCCACATCACCAAGTTCGTCGCCGGCAGCAGCCATGTCAGCACCAGCAGCCATGTCAGCCTCGGCACCAGCAGCGATGTCGGCGCCAACTTGTCCAGCAGCAGCTACACCAGCAGGAGCTTGTCCAGTTACAACGCCCAGGGCAGCGTCAAGTTGTTGCTTGGCACCTTGAATGTTCTGCAGCAGGCCTGTGAGAGCCGCAGTGGCATCGGTGTTGAATTGAGTGGCTTGATCCATACCAACTTGATTCTTGATACTATCAACCAAGGCAGGCAGTTCTTTGAATTGCAGTTCACTGACGTCTTCCAACATGGCTTGCATTTTGTCAACCATGTCTTGAGCAGCCAACACAACTTGTGCTTGTTGGATTTCGCTTTCTTTCAGCATGCGGTATGCGCGGCGCAAACGGCTTTCCTGAGCTACCATGGCAGCAGCAGAAACCAACTTTTGCTCTTCAGGATTCAATGTCTGTCCAGCAGCGGATTTCTTAAGAGCAGCTTGAAGCTTGGGATCTTTTACATTAGGGGCAGCAGGTGCGGTGGCTCCAGTTGATGCAGCAGGTGCAGCAGCACCGGGGGCAGCGCCAGGTACGGGTGCTTGTTCCTTGACACGGCTGGCCAAGGCGCTTTCTAGCATCACCAACTTGAGATAGCTGGGATCGCGCTCGCTGTGATGGCGTGCGGTGCTCTTGCGATGCTCACCAAGAATACCACGCACACGATTTAGCATGTGAGCAGCTTGGCGGCCAGTTAATTGATCAAGGCTGAGTCGCGAACCAAAATAACTTTCAAATACTTTTGAAATTTGTTGGCTGGACTTGGCAGCGGCGAGTTCGTTAAGCTTCATTTGAGAATCCTCTAAGTTGTAGGTATTTAGCCCGACTTATGCATTTTTCTAATTCGGAATTTACTAAATCATATGCATTTAGCTTGTTGGCTAGTTTGGTGTTTACAATTTCGTAAAAAGACTCTTGTCTACTGCGCTCACCCAAGGTGCGCCGACAGTGTATATCAGCTCCAAGAAGTTGCTTTTTACGGTCCAATGTTAAAATGTCAAAAGCCAATTGATATTGGCGGTATTTGTCAGCTACGCACCAGCTGACGGCTGCTCGCTTTGAGCCAAATACATGAATTACGGTTTCCCAATTACTGACTTCAAACCCACGTTCAGTTTCTTTGAGATGATAGTTGCCAAATATTGCATACCCGCCTTCATCGTCGTCAACAATGAGGTTCTTGATGTTGCGCTTTAATTCGCGCTCGGCAAAATGTTCTAATTTCTGTTGACGATTCATTTTAAAACATAGTGTGTTAGCAAATAGCCAATTGTGGCGGCCATGGCAGCAATGATGCCAATGCCCCAGCCAATGAGCTGATTGCTTCTGCGTTCTGCCAATTGATGAACTAGGCCGTGTGTTTTTTCAGCTAATTCTTTGACTTCTGCAACATCGTGTTTGACGTCGCTGAATTGCAGTTCCAATGCTCGGTAACGTTCAGCGCAGAGCTCAACGTGTGCTTCTAGACTTTTCTTTTCGATATCGGTTGGTTCGGACATGATCACATATTTACCTGTTCAAACCAAATATTTTTTAAAGGCACCAACACTGGTCCCGGAGTTGGTGTTTCATCTAGGCCAGTCATCATGGGCACACCATTGCAATCAATCAACAAGTTGGCAAAGGGATCTGCTTCGCCATCTTTGGCAAATACAAATTCACTGTCAGTTTCAAATGTAAATTCCCAGGTGCTGTTGTTGACTGTTGGCGCTGATATGTTTTCAGGCTGTGTTCGTAGCCCAATGATTTGCAGCAGCGTTTCGTAGTTGCGCTGTTGGTTGCGACTGCGATTCCATTGCTGTATGTCGTTGATGGTGTGCCCAGCTCGGTCTTGATAAGGGACTTCGCTGACACGAAAGTGACCGGTTGTTCCGGTCACAGTGCAATCAAAAAGTGTTCGACACAATACTTTCATTTTCGCAGTATTTAATGTCAAAAGAAAACCCCGGATAATTCCGGGGTTGTCTTACTAGTCGTTTAAAATTAAACGTTAGTGAAAGTAGCAGAACCAGCAACGTTGGCAGTTGGGATACCAATGTTCAGGCCGCCTGTGGCGTTAGCTGTTTGAGCAGCAGCAACCAGGGTAGCTGTAGTGTAAGCGCCTGTAGGATACAGAGCGATGTTCAACACAGCAGGGGCGCTAGGTGTAACTTGGTACATAGCAACAGTGGCGTTTTGCTGAACAGCTTGCAGAACGTTGTTGATGTAACCAGTAGCGTTGGCAGCACCGCTAGCACTGAGAACAGCGTTAGCAGTCAAGCTGAAGAAGTCCAGCTTGGGACCAGCAACTTGAACTGGACCGCCAGCAGCAATGTTAGCTGTGTTGGCGATGGTACCGTTCTGTACGTCGATTGCAAATACTGGTTGGGTAGTACCGTTAACTTTTGTAAAAATAGCCATTTTAAATCTCCTTGATATATGACCACATTGGGTCTGCTTTTATTTAGCCTTTTGGCAAATTTTGCACCGGTTGAGGGTTATTTCTCTGCCGATTTAGGGCAGCAAATGCTTCAGGTTCAAAGCGCCCTACCAGTTTAGCATAGCCGTCCGGGGTGGCCATGACCCAACCTTCTTGTCCCGGGAATTGTGTATCTGCCTGTCCCTTGAGCTGCATCTTGAGTTCATGCAGCAACTCAAACGCCAAAAATGCCGATGCCAAGGCTTCGGTGTTGCTGGCAGGACTGTTGAGATATTCCACAATGTTGTAGAACTTTCTTGGAGTAACTCGTCCCTGTAACCAATCGCCAAATTCCGACAACAAAGTATTTGCTGGAGGTAATGCTGTGCCCACCTTGGTATTGATAAAATCCACCGCCAACTTAAACAAGTCTGTGATCTGTTGTGCCCGCAGTTCAGCAGGATTAAACAGTGTACGCATCTTTTCGCCCTCAGTGCGCACCAATCGCTTCAAGCTGGCAACGATTTTGGGATCGGCTTTGAGACCTTGTGGTGTTGCCGGGCGTTCCAACATCAAACCCTGCACAGGATTAAATGTTACTCTGCTGAGTGGTTGGCGTGGTTCACCCTGATCTGCGTACATACTATGCACAGCTATGCCCACATTGCTGTTGGCAATGCGCTGACCCAAGGGACTCTTTACTGGAATGCGATACAAAGTAGTATTGGGTTGGAATACAAAGTTTCCTGCTTCCACAGGCGGCTGTTGCATGTACAGCAAATCGCCCTTGACATAGCCACGGAAGTTTTCTGGCAAGCTGGCTTCCAAGTAGGGCCACAAATCGCGGTACAGTTGAATTATTCCCGAACGCTCACCAGAACGCTGGCTTTGAATCTGTGCCATCATGGCAGGACTTGTGGCAAGACCATCGTAGCCCTTGGCTTCAAATCCCGAACCATCTGTGAGCACAAACTCTCCTGTGGCGGGTTTACGTCCCCAGATCACAGCAGGCTTACCGTCCCACTTGGCAGTGGTAACACCCGGTGTTTGCTCCATGTGTGCCACAATCTTCAATGCTTGTGCAATGCCATCGGGACCATGACGGAACACCAAGTCTTCCAAGTGTTCAATGCCCTTGGCTCGGCCGCCCACGCCAGGGTTCTCAGCTTCAACCAAGGCAACATATCCGCGATTGACAATACGATCGCGCAGGCGTGCCAAAAAGCTGACTTCGTTTTCAGCCACAGACTGTTGGGGTTCTTGAATGCCTTCTCTAGCAAGATATTCCCTAAAGTCTTTGAGTTTGACATCGTGGTTGGGATCTTGAGCAAGATTAGCGTAGATTGTTTCTACGTTTTTTAAGTCAGTGCGAGTATACCCAGGGCCCAGCAAATATTCAGCAGCTTGGTCGGGATCTTGACTGATGACTTGATCAGTGGTTCTGCTGACCACGCCTTTGGGACCAACTTTGAGTCCCAGCGTTTTGGCTATCGAACTCATCAATATGTTGCGCAGATTTCCTTTGTAAGCCGAATCAACTCCGCCGGCCAGAAAGAATGTGCCCCAATTCAAGTTGGGCATGAACATAAAGTCAGTTTGCACAAATCCATTTTTAGCGTTGCCTAAAATAGGAGTTTTAAAATGCACAGCTTCGCCGCTGAGTCGCACAAAGTCTCTGGGATCTAAACGTTGACTCTGTGCAAAGCGTTCAAGATGTGCTCGCAATTCGGGCTTGCTAATGTCCCCGGTGTCAACTGCAAGATCAAGGTCACCTGAGTCAGCTTTTTTACCTGTGCTGCCCAACCATTTCAGGGGATAGCCAGTCAATGGATCATCCTCACCAGTTAAGTCAAGACCCGTGACTTGTTCCAGCCATTGAATTGTGCCAGGAATATCAGCTTGTTTAATACGTTGAGTCAGCGGCTGGCCATTTTTGTCTTTGAATACATTGCCGCCTTCTAGTAGATAATTCATTTTGTTGTGCCTGCGAGTTGTGCAAATGCCTGTGGATTGGATTTGGCAAAGTTTTGTAAGGCAGCAATGTCTTGATTATCAAGACCTAGTTTTGCTGCCATTTGCTGTGCTGCTGGACTCATGGGCTTGGCAGCAGAAGGTGCTGTTTTTTGTTGTGATTGATTGGTGGCGTTAAATGACAACATACTCTGTGCTGGCGCTACTACATCACGAGCCAAAGATAAGAATACTTCTGGTAAGATATTTTTATTTGTAGGTGCAACAGTTTCTTTCCACAAAGCGTTCATTTGGCTGGCGTAATTTTGCTTGATGATTTTTGCTGCCTGTTCCATGGCTGGGTCACCAGCCACTTCTTTATCCAAGGTATTGATATCAAATCCACGCTGAATTAAATCTTGCACCAAACGGTCCATTTGCGGACGCAGTCGTGTGTTGAGATCATTGGGGTTTACTTGCCCCAAGGTGGGTACCGGGGGTCTAACATCTTTGAGAAATGTCTGTACCATTTGACTCCAGCTTTTTTGCATGCTCTGTGCCAGGGGTTGAATGCTGGCTTGATTTATATTCATTGCTGCTAATTGGCGCTCACCAGTGGCTGGAGTTTTTTGTTGCACAGTGCCGCCCAGGGCCGCCTGTTGAAAATTCTGTGCTAGCCCTTGGCCAATGCCTGCGGCCAAAGATCCCAGAAGCCCATCTTCATTAACGGCTGCTTTATTTTTGGCAGTGATTTCAAAGATCTGCATGTGTTCTCCTTACTGATCTACTGAATTTGCCCGAGTCCTTGGTTCTAATTGCGTTGAGCAATTTGCGAGTGAGATTCTCAGCTTGATCAGGCGGGTAGGCTGCTTCAATTTGTTCGACCAAGCGTATTGCACTGGCAATGACATTGCTGGCTCTGCTTTCAATCAACAGACGCTGGTCACGCTCGATGTATAACGAGTCTAGTTCTTCTAAAATACTGCGTGTCTTTTTTTGCATTTCGTCAGGGGCCTTTGGATTATTTAGTGTTTTCTTGCCAACAATAAATATCAATAATAGCACACCTACAAGGAATATTCAATGACCAGTTCTATCAACCCCAACAACATTGACGGCAATTACCCAGTTGCTGGAGTACCCAACAACACCCAAGGTTTTCGTAATAACTTTACCAATACCAAAACCAATTTTCAGTATGCTGCCGACGAAATAACTGAACTACAAAGCAAGTCTGTTTTTAAGTCTGCTCTGAGTGGATCTACCTTGGACAACAACATGAATGACAACCTCATTTATGCTGTCAAGCTGAATGATGTTAGTTACGCATATTTGCAAAATACAACAACTTCTGGCACAGTAACTTTGGACTATGCAGCCGGTCAAAGTCAACTAATTTCAACCACAGGTAGTGTAAGTCTAGCATTTACTAACTGGCCAACCAGCGGATCGTTTGGTTACATGGATCTTACTATCAACATCAACAGCACTGCACACACATTGACTTTGCCTGCTAATGTAAGCATAGGATTGTTTGGCTTAGAAGGAATCAGTCCAGGAACACCCGGAGTTTCTAATACTATCACGTTTGGACAGACTGGACAATTTTCGTTTAGATTTACTTCTCCCGACGGCGGAAGCACTATTACAATTTTTGACTGGAGTCGCCCATACAACGCATTCAATAACACACTGACATTGTTGGCACCAAGTGTGGCCGCCAATGCAGCTGGCGCACTCAACATTGTTGGTTCATCTTCGGGCACTTACCAACCGGTAACCAATGCTGGAGGTATGATTCACATTACCGGCAACGACGGTGTCAGTAGCAGAATCACAAATGACGCCTTTGGTACTGGTGCCATTCCCACTTACTCCACTAGAGCAGCACGGGGCACCGCAGCCACACCCACTGCAATTCAAAGTGGCGATGTAATAGCAAGATTTGGTTTCACTGGCTGGGATGGCACAGATTTTGGTGCACCGGGTGGTGCAGGTTGTGCCATAGAAGCTGTGGCCATTGACAATTTTACCAGCTCTGCACAAGGCACAAATCTTAAACTTTACACAAGTCCTGCTAGTGCAAACACCAAAACACTGAGTATGACTGTGGCCAGCAATGTGGTCACTGTTGTTGGCAACGTTGCCGTGGGCGGCACAGGTGGTATCTATATCACCGACGGTGGCACTATTGGCTACAATAATGGATCAGGTGGTACAATATCGCAAAGTGGTAATAAATCACAACCTGTTGTTCTTAACAAACCTAGTGGAGAGATCACTATGCAAGCAACTTCACTTGGCGCAGATACCACAGTTCAGTTTACACTGACCAACAGCACTATTGCTGCTAAAGATTTGCTAATCTTAAACATTGTTGGCGGTGTTGCCACAGGTGCTGCTTACAACTTAGACGCAACTTGCTCAGCAGGTTCGGCAGTGATCAGTGTAAGAAACATTACCGGCGGTTCACTCAGCGAAGCCATTGTGTTACGCTATGCAGTGATCAAAGGTTCGACAACATAATTGAACTTTCCCAAGCCTTATCCCAGTCAATTTGAATTTCGCGGAGAGTCCTTGACCTGTTATGGGTCAGACTTCCGCGATGCTGTGACTTATCAATTCAATGATCAGGGCTATCGTTCTGATCACAATTTTGACATCAATTCTACCACCCCCACAGTGGCTTGCTTGGGCAGCAGCATTGCCACTGGACATGGACTAGAGTTAGAGCAGTGTTTTGGTGCGCAAGTTGCCAGGCATCTCGGCTATGATTTTTGGAATCTAGGGCAAGGATGTTTTAGAAGCAGTAATCAAACCATAGCAGAACAAATAGAATATCTTGTAAATTCAACTGCGCCCACAGAGTTTTACATTATTCAATTCACACACATCAATCGACAAGGATCCAAGAGTGCGTCTTACTTGGAGTTTGATCAAAACATTTGCGTCAACAATTTTGTGGAAATTTTACAAAAAACCACAACATTACTAAAAGACAAAAAATGGTGTTGGTTATTGATGGACTGGAGCGGTGCTGAATTTCCGCAGTCAGTGTTGAATCATCCCAATAAAATTGCCATAGACCCCGACATTGTGGATCATGTGTCTGTTGCAGGCTACGAGCATCTTGCACCATCAACGCAGGCCTTGAGACTGCTGAGTCTGCACCCCGGGCCTCTTTGGCACCAGGACATTGCCAATCAAATCATTGATTTCTATAACAACTACTCAAAGACGCCAAATCCCGCCGAGTCGCTGGCTCAGTAATGTCGTTAACTGACCAAAGGCGTTGCTGTTCTTTAAGCCGGTTATTGTGCTCGTATTTGTAAACACAATAGGCCCAAAACCAAGGATCTTCAGCAAACTGCTGATCAGTGATGTCCTGACATATTTTTTCCATGCTCTGTTCACTGTCGTCCAGTAACTGCACAGGCAATTGAGCTTGACGATAGTTTTCTACTATTTGCTGTCTATTGTGATCCATGTCAAGATCAAAGTACTGTTGCAACACTTGTTGAACATAATGTACATCTAACAACTGATCAAAATTAACAACGTTGGGATAGACATTGGTGGCAATGTCATGTTTTATCAACTGGTGATATTCTTGTATGTTGTAAAAGCATTTGTCATACCAAAAATGCAAATTATGATGCCAAGCTGGTTGTTGAGATATTTGTTCTATCAATATCTTTTTGGCATAGACATTGTAGATGGCATTGTAAATGGCTCGTTGGGGCAATATTCTAACCACAGTACTGTACTGTCGTTGGTGCGCTGCCCAATTATTTTCGTGGCTCAGTGACACTGCATTAGATTCAGTTTCCCAGATTCTAAACCCAACTGCCTCTGCTGGCGCATTTTCAATCAAGGCCTTGAGAAAATTACCACTGTGTCCTTCGCGAAATACAATCAATCTAGTCATTTAAAAATTGCTCGATAAAGGTCCGGATCACACTGTGCCAAATCAGTGCCTTGTAGTTGGTCTCGTTTGACAATGTTGTTTTGTAAGTACTGCACTTTGTCTACTGTGGCCACTGGCATATTGATCACATTACGCTGACTAGACCCCCCTTGTTGCATTGCTAGAACTTTTAAATTGGGTGGTAAAAAGTCCAGTGAATAGTCGCCCAGCGCAAAGTGATCTATTAGATTTATAGGATCACCATGCCGAGTGACCTGATACTGTTGATGCCATTGCTCTAGATATTGAAGTCGATGTATGTTTAAAATACTCACTGTTCGATTAATTGCTGGCATAACATTGTGGGGCAAGTGTTCTAAGAAATATTGCCAGTTCTGTTGCCACTGATCCCACTTGGATGGCCAGCGTTGATATTCATGTGCTGCTTCAATGTCGTCAAGGCTAAAGTTTGCTAGCACTAGCTTGAATTGTTGAAAAAAGTTATTGAGCTTGCTGTTGAACTTGTATGATCCATTGGTACTGAATCGCAGCACCACCTTGGAAAAATCTATTTTTTCCTTCAAGGGTTCTACGTACTTTACTATGTTTGAGTTTGACCAAGGTTCGCCGCCAGAAAAATTTATTTCTTTGACATGTTTTAATTCTTTAGACAGCAAGATTTTATGTAATGCGGGTACCGACAAGTTGTAATTTCTTTTGATAGGTATACCTTTGATATTTGCCCATGTAGAACTGTGATCTTCACTGCAAATTTTACAAGCCAAATTACAATTTTTATTAGGAGTCAAATCCAACACAATGGGATCGCTGTGGTCATGCTCAACCCCGAATTTGTCATTGGCTCCTTGGCGGTACGAGTGTTGTCCATTGAGTTCTTGTGTTAAACAAGGCTTACAAAATACTGGATCAACTTCAGTACCATGATAGTTTTCGGGTGCTCGACGGTTATAGCAACACACACCAACTTGTGTGCCCATGAGACTTAGACCGTGTTTGATTAGTACGCATTGTTTCATAACGAAATTTTCCACATGTTCAACAGAGGTTGTTCAATGACAAAATCTGTCCGGGCCTTGACAAGGTCTACTAACTTAAATTTAAGGTGGTTGTGTTGAACGTACCTTGGTTCAAACACAATCACAGTGGTAGACTTAACCCATAATTTTAAAAATTTTACAAAATTTTCCAAGGTTGCATATTTCAAAAACCAGGGGTTCTTAAAGCACACCACACTGTGTTGGGGAATGTATGTGGGCCTGTGTGTTTCTATGTCAGGCTCTACACAAGCATTGGGATAATACAATTTTGATATATGGCTGGATTCCAAACAGAATATGTCGTCAACTGGCAGATACCAACCCCCAAAATCTACTGCGGTCAATGGCTCATTGAGCTGTGTCAAATAGTGATCATAGACGTCAAGAACACACTGCCCTCGTTTCCAGGCTCGCACTGCTGGCCTGTTTTGATGATACAGTCTAATTTCATGGCGCAGTGACAAAGGGTTTCTAAGATAGCCAGTTACTTGTTGCATAATCCATAACAATCCATGGGATGCGCTGCCACCATGTGATTTCCGTCAACATGCTCAAACTTTGCCAACCTAACAAAATTGGGATTGCATTGGTGCATCAATGTATCCATGGTTTCTTCAATGCTGTCTGGCAATGCTAGATCAAAATCGTGTCGCAAAATTTCGTACCGATTGATTCCAACATAGGCATAGTCAAGGTCTCCAACCAGCGTCTTGATTTTTGAAATCAATTGAGATGTTGTCAATCCCATGAGCTTGGGCCCAAACAATATTACTCCTTGGTAGTCCGAATCACTTAAACGGATCTTGCGTTGACATATTTCTTTAAACTCAGTATGGATTCCCAACCATTTCCAAGCAATGTTGTGTTGGCATACAAAATCCAACATGACTTTTTCTTGCGGCAACACTGCCAAATTAGCTGTTATACCAATACCGCGGAGTTGTTGATCCCTCCAACGGTCATGATTAACCATTTTTTATCTGACCCAGCAACTGCTTGAGTTTGGCACTTTGTACATCAGCTGTGATTTTAGGACCGTCACCAGCTTGGGCCATGGGTTTATCCCAAGCGTGTGTGCCACCTGTGGGTTTTTCCCACTTGGGAGGATCAGTTGGATCTGCTGTTTTGCTGGCATTTTTAGCGCGAATAGCTTCCATGATATTGCCAGCTGGCGGTCTTTGTCCTGTATCTTCAATACCTGGATCAGTGATACGCATGGTTTCGATGTTGTATTCCAAATCAATCTTTTGGCCCACGCCTGTACTACTACGCGACTTCATACACTGAATTTGATACTTGCCGCGCTCTTTCATTGCACGACTTGTAAAGATACCAAACACGTTGTCTGCTGTGTTGATCTTAGAGATACCACCTGAAATATGGCTGTGGTCAAATTCAATCTCTTCCACTGCCGATCGGTTCAACTGCGATGCTGTCACAAGCAAGATACCCAGTTCTTTGGCTAAGTTACGCAGTTCTTCTGAAACATACTTGTCCTTGACAAACAAGTCGTTGGGGCTGACTTTTGCACTCACAGGCATCAACAAGTCCAAGTAGTCTACCATCATAAAGTCTACTCGATGACCTGTTTGAATTTGATACTCTTTAAGGAATGCACGAATGTCGTTGATGTTGCTCTGCGCTGGCATGGCTTTGACTCGATAGCTACCAGCTTTCTTACCCACCAATTTAACTTTGAGCGCCGCAGTTTCTTTATCCCTGCGAATGTCTTTGGTACTCATGTTGGTCAACATGGCCGCGGTACGCAAACCCGTTAGTTCTTCTGACAGTTCTAGTGTAATGTACACACCATGCAAGCCCTGTTGAACCCAGTTCAAGGCAATATTCATCATCACCAGTGACTTACCTGAACCCGAGCCACCAGCAAAGATGTTGAGCTCACCACGACTGAAACCACCGTACAACAGTTTGTCCATCTGTGGCCAGCCAGTGCTTACTTGCCCGCCGTTGTCAAAGTATTTGTTGAACATGCTTTCGGGATCCATCCAAAAGTCCATGCCTAGATCTTTGGTCAAACTGATCTGCACAGCATCTTTGATCAGTTTTTCCACAGGCTCAAACTCACCTTTTTCCAGCAAGTCTGCTGACTTCAAAATAGCACGTTCTAGTTCTTGGCGCTTGGTAAAGCCCTCAAACTCTTGCATGAACCACTCAAAGTGACCCTCATTGAGGTCAGGTACTGCTTCAAGCTTGACTCCTGTGGCTGCGGCAATCTGTGTGCGCTCGGGCAGTGTTTTGTATTTGTCACTGTGTTCTTTGATAAACTCAGCTGCCGGTCGCAAGTTTTTGTCAAAGTTTTGCGGATTGTAGATATTTTGAACACGCACATAACTCTGTGCATCTTCCAACATCATTTCCAAGAACAACCGCTGAACATCAATCCCGTAATC